CTATTGGTAGAGTCAGGCTGGTTAGAAAATCAGCAACCGTAAAGGCTTTATTGTCAACAATGCCTCTCAATGTTTATCCGAACGCAATCAAAATGGATATCATTGAGAAGAAGATGTTTGATGACTATATAAGTGCAGGCGAGATTAATGTCGTCCCCGATATGGTTGAGATGCTCAGACAGCTGCGAAGCGCCATCATTAGGTATCCTACTAAGGCTAGTAATAGCTCTGGTGTGGACCTTAGGAGGCGTAAGAGGTTTGCTCTAGAGGTCGTCGAATCGCTTAACAGCAGATTCAAAGAGTGGAAGTTACAAGGACCCCTTTCCGGGTTACTGAATTTCCCTGACTTATCTTCTTTTACGAACATCTTTAGTTCCGGTAAATTTACACTGGAGCATGAAGTTGGGGATAAAACAGCGGGCTTGGTTGACGACGTTCTCGGCACACTTAAAAGCAGTGCTTCAGAGTTATCGCATTCTATTGATTCGGTCAGAGATATGCTCTCTGGAGTTTTAGATAGCCTTAAAGTGCCTTTAGTGGTACTTCTTATGGCTTGTGCAGCCTTGTTGGCGTGTAGAGCAGGCTTTATTACAGCTAATGTAGTCACCTTAGGGTTGACATTTATCAGCTGTGCGCTTACCTACTTTGCAGCTCCTCTTAGGGTTTATATAACACCTGTGCTGGATGCTTTGAAGGCATATCTTTTACCCACCAAGGAACCTGAACAGTTTGTTTTGCAGACAGGAGGTTTGGACTTGGTAGTTGATGCGTTGTGTGGCTTTGCATTCCACGGTGTTTTCAGCAACAAGATTAGCCAAGGAGGCCTGACAGCTTTCTTGACCGCTAGTTCTGCTATGAAGAAATATCGTGAAGGTGCTCAGTTCACCATACAGTGGGTTAGCACAATGCTTTCGGAGTTTTATGAGTGGGTTGTTGAACTCATGGGCAAACCAGGGTGGTCGTTTTCAGCGATTAGCCCCACTCAAGCCTTGAGAAATGAGGTCAATCAGTTGATCGATGATATAGATAAGGATGGTATGTTTACCAGGAACCGTAGGTTTCGTTATGAGTCATTGAGAATGGCTGCTAGGGAGCTTCAAGCAAAATTTTTACATGCTACTAAGGATGTTAGAGATACTGAAGGTCGAGCAGTTGACATGATTCTTCATGCATTAACCAAGCTCAATCGCTTTGCTTTACCTGATAATAATGAGTGTCAAACGAGGACAGAGACCGTAGGAATTAATTTCTTAGGTCCAACTGGCCTCGGTAAGACGCTTATGACAGCAGACATAGCCACGCAAGTGTGTATGGAGAGTGCTAAGGGTGACCCAGAGCTTTCTGCCTATTTTGTCAGGAATCCGGAGACCCTGGTTCATATCTACGATCCTTTTGCCAATTTCCAGTCTGGCTACAGAAAGCAGTTTGCAGTTTGTATAGACGATGCATTGGCCATGCGCAACGGTACGCCATCAGCGCAAGGAGACACCAGTTTGTATGCCATCCTTAAGTATGTAGGAGCGTTGCAAGTGGATGTTGAGCAAGCCGC